TGATTTCGTATGGCAACCATGAAACAGAAATCCAAAAACGCCATGAGGTTGATTTAGTTCAACGGTTTGCGGGACTAATGCGCCGAAGCGGTTCACCGATCATGGTCGGCCAATATTGGGGATTCGTGCGGCTTGTTCATCATTTTTTGGCAAGGGTAGTAACCACTACCAGGATTCATTATCACCATGGGTACGGTGGCGGTGGCGAAGTGACGCGTGGGCTTATTGATTGGTCAAGGGTTAGGGGAATGTATGAGGCTGATATTTTTGTTTCTGGGCACATTCACCGGCGAAACCTTGAGGAAAATATAATTACCCGCGTTTCGTCAATGGGAAAAGTTGAGCAGGTTAGACAACTGTTTTTGCGTTCCAGTTGCTGGAAGGATGAATCAAACGGTAGCGGTTGGCACATTCAAAAAGGGCGCGCGGCCCGCCCGATAGGCGGTTGGTGGCTCGAGGTTGAAATGAGGGCATCTAACGGAAATCGTAGCGTAAATGTAAGCCCGATAATGACTTGAATAAAAAAAATAAAATTTTTTTTTGGGGAGGGGGGCAAAAAATGTTTCTAGGTTTTGCGGTAGACCGCCGCAGCGGAAATCGTTCGCACATTTGCGCAAAATCGCGCCCAAACGGGGCTCAAGAAAATCAAAAAATAATTGTTTCAAAAAATATGCTTTATTATTGAATTGGTTTTATCTATATTCCCTCCCGGGAGGGTGGAAAAATGCCTAGAGGAAGAAAGCCCGCAAAACGCAACGTAGCCAAGCCGGCCCCAAAAAAATTATCGGGCCTAAATAAAGATGAATCCCGTTGGTATTCGGTGATTCTAGCCCAGGTTGAAGCGGCCGGTGGCGGCATAACTGCGGCCGATGAATCAATCCTTACACTTGCGGCGCAACAAGCGGCGCGGCTAGAAAAATTCCGACAAGCGGCCGACAAGGCCCCGTTGACTAACAAAGATTCCCACGGCAACACAAAACTCTACCCAATCCATGCGGAATTGCGAACCCTTGAAGGTTCATTCCGCGCAACATTGGCAAGCCTCACCTTGACCCCAAGGGCCCGGAAATCATGGCGGCAACCGCCCGCAACAACCGGAACAAACGAACCCAAGGAAAATCCGTTCCTAAAGCTCCTGGGCTAATTAAGCCAAGCGCGGTTGTTGAATGGTTTTTCAGGGAGTGCCTAACGCATACCTTGGGCGAACTTGCAGGGAAACCTTTTGAGCTATCTGACTGGCAAATAAACGACATAGTTAAGCCTTTATTTGACACAAAAAATTTCGACGGAACCCGACAATACCGGCTTTGTTATGTCGAAATTCCTAGGAAAAATGGCAAAACAAACCTAGCGGCCGGCATAGCCTTGTATTGCCTTTTGGCCGATCAAGAGCCCGGGGCTTATGTCGTTTCAGCGGCCGCTGACCGCGACCAAGCCAAACTATGCTTTGACCTTGCGGCCCAAATGGTTCAAAGATCGCCAACCTTGAGTCAATTATGCGTTGTTCACAAAAACGAAATACGAACGCATAAAGGCGGCATTTACAAGGCACTTTCCAGCGAATCTGCGACAAAACATGGCTTAAATTGTTCAGCTATCATTTTTGACGAATTGCACGCCCAACCCAATCGGGAACTATGGGATACATTGCGAACATCCGTTGGAGCGCGCCGGCAACCGCTAACATTTGCAATTACGACGGCCGGGCATGATAGGGATTCAATTTGTTGGGAGGTTCACGAATACGCTATCGGGGTCAGGGATGGAACAATTCAAGATCCGACATTTCTCCCGGTGATTTTCGCGGCCGGGCCCGATGACGATTGGAAAGAGGAATCAACTTGGCGAAAGGCCAATCCCGGCTATGGGGTTTCAATCAAGCCTAGTTATTTTGAGGAAGCAGCCCGGCGCGCCCAGGTTTCCCCCGGGGAGGAAATGACATTTAGGCAACTGCACCTTTGCCAATGGACGGAATCTTCAACCCGATTCATGAGTTTAGACCGTTGGGATGAATGCGCTGGAAAAATGCCGGAATTGCTAGGTAAACCTTGTTTTGCCGGACTAGATTTATCATCAACAACTGACTTGTCGGCCCTTGTTTTAGCGTTTCCAATTGGCGAAGAATTTTGGCTATTGCCATTTGCCTGGGCCCCGTCGAGGGCTATCCGCGAACGCGAACGGCGCAACCGGGCTAGATTTGATGTTTGGGCCCACCAAGGGTTTATCACGCCAACTGACGGGGATGTAATTGATTACGAGAGAATCCGAACCAAAATCAAGGAATTGGCGGCAAGGTATCGGATCAAGGAAATCGCGGTAGACCGATGGAACTCAACGCATTTGGTCAACCAACTAACCGAACAAGACGGGTTTACTATTGTCGGATTTGGTCAAGGCTTTGCCACCATGTCTCCGGCCACCAAGGATTTTGAGGCATTGGCCCTCCAAAAAAAATTGCGGCATGATGGAAACCCGGCCCTGAAATGGTGCATTGGGAATATGGTGATTGAAAGCGACGCGGCCGGCAACATTAAGCCAAGCAAGCGCAAAAGTAGTGAAAAAATAGATATGGCCATTGCGTCTATCATGGCCCTTGCCCGGGCCCGGGCGGGTGGAATCGAAAAGCCGGGTTCGGTTTATGAATCGCGGGGTTGCCGGGTTTTTTAATCGTGCCGACATACCGCTAGTTTTGCGGTATGGGAACTGTCATTGATTGGATAAAAACCCGGCTTGGCCTCGAGCGGCGCGCAACCTATTCCTTGCGCGATCCGGCATTAGTTGCCCTTTTTGGTGGCAATGAATCCGAATCGGGCATAGTGGTAACCGAACAAACCGCGTTGAATTATGCTTGCGTTTGGGGCGCGGTTCGTGTCATTTCTGAAGGCGTTGCGAGTTTGCCGCTGCACCTATACCGGCGCGACAATAACGGCCGAAAGCGCGCAACTGATCACCCGCTTTATTCCGTTTTGCATTCGATGCCATGCCCAAATATTCCGGCTTTATGCTGGCGGGAGACCATCCAAGCCCATGCGTTGACTCATGGCAACGGATACGCGGAAATTGAACGCAATGCGGCCGGGGTTGCGGCCAATCTTTGGATTTTGCCGCCCAATATGGTTTACCCCGCCATGGCAGAAACCGGGGAGATTTTTTACGAATACCGGCATCCTCAATTGGGCAATCATACCCTTGATGCAAAAAATGTATTTCATTTACGCGGGTTGTCGTTTGACGGTTTGGTTGGGTATTCCCCGGTGCATCAAGCAAGGGAAAGCCTTGGGCTTGGCATGGCCGCCCAGGCATTTGGCGCAAGGCTTTTTGGATCGGGCGCAAGGCCTAGCGGGGTTTTGGAACACCCCGGAACACTATCGGACGACGCGGCAAAAAGGCTACGCAACGATTTTGAGCGCATTCATTCAGGCTTGAGCAATTCGCATAGGGTTGCCGTACTTGAAGAGGGCATGAAATGGCAATCATTGGGTTTCCCGCCCGATGAAGCCCAATTCCTGCAAACGCGGCAATACCAAGTAGAGGAAGTGGCTAGGTGGTTCAACTTGCCGCTAAGCAAGCTAAGGGTTCCCGGGGCCGGCTATTCAAGCATTGAAGCGGAAAACCTTGTTTTTATAAGCGAAACATTGCGCCCTTGGTTGATCCGTTGGGAACAAGAAATAGCCGCCAAATTGCTAATGCCATGGGAACGGGCAAACTATTACGCTGAATTTTTGGTTGACGCGATTCTTAGAGCCGATCAAGCAACCCGCTATAATTCATACGCCGTTGGTAGGAATTGGGGTTGGCTTTCCGTTAACGAAATCAGGGCTTTAGAAAATCTTGAACCTATACCGGGCGGGGAAGTGTTTTTGCAGCCGTTAAATATGCAGCCGCTTAATGCCCCTACTGGCCCAAGCGCGCCAACGACAACTCCCGCCCTGGGTGCAGGCGAAGCTCTCCCGCCCGCGCAACCTGAACCCGGGGCGGGGGCTCTTAACGACATTCAGGAGAACGATTTCGACGCGGCCGCGCATGAA